ATCGGCAGTCTTTGTGACTGCCTGAATATTGCTGTTGCTCATGTCATTCCCCCGTTTTTGTACTCTGTGTCCGTGAATCAGGAGGGTCCATACGACTGATTTCGGTCAGTAGAACATCCACCATTGCAATTGCCCCGTTTGCCTGTTGGATGAGGTCCAGATACTTTTGCCTTTGCTCAAGTGCCTGATTCCTCAAACCCATCAGGTATTCCTCGTCCAACGCAGCCATTAGGCGTTGAAGTTAGCGGCAGTAGCAGCCAAGAGGTAGTAGTCACTACCTGCAATCTTGACACGCAAGCCATGGGTGATTTCATTCACGTTGGTGATCGTGCCAGTTGCAGCCAACTTAGCGCCTGCAACAGTGACACCGGCCAAGTTCAACAAATAGCCGTTGGTATCGACAGTCGCTTTACCTGTGCCGTTAACCGAAGCGTAAATCAGTGAAGTTGTTGTGCCAGTAGAAGCACCAGAACCAGCGTTCAACTCGATTTCAACAGGGGAGTAGGTGCCAGAAGAGGTACCGGCAGAAAGGGTCAACTCAGCAACAAAGGCTGAACCTAGACCAGTCGTGCTACCAGTAGCACCGTAAGTGACTTCGGCTTTCAAAGCGTTAGAAAACGAACCCAGAGCGACGTTAGTGTCCATCTGGAATAAGGTGCGTCCGCCCGTGCCGCCAACACCCGTCATCGTGACGGCAGTGGTGCTCGCGTTAAAGGCGGAGGCACCAGTGGAAGAATTAGAAATTGTGGTGAGAAAGCCGTTTTGCGAAGCAACTGGGCCGGAGAAGGTGGTCAATGCCATGATTTTTTCCTTACATGCAAGTTAGGCGTATCTGTCTGCATGTCGTCAGCCGGGACTGTCAGATACACCGGAAAGCCCGGAATGTGCTCAATATACACCAAAAGAAAAAGGGGCACAAGGCCCCTTTTTCCATTTACTCGACCATTAGGCCGCGCCAGGCGAACCGAACATGCCGCGTGGATCGCTGAAGCCGAAGCTGTAGCGTTCACGTGCCTTGTAACGGACGTTGCCTGTGTCGAAGTCGCCTTCAAAGCCGGTCTTCAGGGACACACGTGTGAACATCTTCATGCCGTTAGGTGCGTCAGTCTTGATGAAGTACGCATCTGGATCGGTAAGGAAGTTGTTGACTGTGTAGCCTTGAGGCACCATGCCCATGTTGCGAATGGCGTTGATGTCGTTGTCAGCAGTACCAACACGCAAAGTTGATTTCAAAATGCGATCTGCGGTAAATTGCAGTTCCTTAGGAATAATCAACTTCAAGCCTTGGACAGCGATCTTCAAGCCACGCTCATCGGTAAACGCAGAGATGTCAATCAGTGACTGCTCCAAGGAGGTCTCAGACAAGTCCGCTGGTGTTGCCAGTGTGTTGGACAAGTTAGGGCCACTCAAAGTAGGGTGATTGGTTGCGCACAGAGCAACACCGTCGCCACCGATAGAGGTAGTGAAAGCGCCGTTCAGGATGGCAGCAGCTTTGATCTGCTTGGTTTGCGCCATAGAGCGTGCCAAAGCACGTGTATAGCGAGCACCAAGGCGGTCATAGAGGTTGTCCTCTACGGCTTCTTCAGTCAAGGAGAAGGCCAAAGCAATGGTCTCGTGTGTGTAACGAGCCGTGTAGACCTCTTGCGCCTGGTCGTACGCGACGCCAGAGCCTTCAGTTTTCACAGGGGCTTCACCAAAACCCGATTCCATCACCTCTTCTTCAAACGCGCGGTCTGAAGTTTCGATTGAATAGATTTGGGTGTGTTGGTTTTCGTAGTTTTTATACTCGAGGCCGAACAAGGCGTTTAAGCCTGGCTCAAGTTCCTTAACGAGTTGTGCGCGTGAAATAGCCATTTTTTAGTTCCTTTAAATTAGGTCACAGCCTTGACGCCAGAGCTACCGTACAGATGCTCGTTGATTTTCACAACGATAACTGCAAAGTTGCCCAACTCATTGCCGGGGACGTTGTACAGGCCCACAATCTTCAGATTCAGCGCTGCTGTATCTGCGATGGTAGAAGAGTCGAGTTCCATTGTGGAAACACCTGTTGTGGTGCTACCGCCTGTGCCAACGACATCGGCGTTTTTGCCAATGTCAGCTTGCACAATGTCCTCGTCTGCCTGGATAAGAAACAACTGACTAGGATCGTCAATCACATCGGCAATGATCTTGCCAGAAGTGATGTTGACAGAGCCTGGGTAGAAGTTCTTAAACGTGGGCTTGCCGGTGGTGGGATCAATGTAACTACAGCCGTTAAAAACGCCCAAGGCCGCAGCATGCGTGGCCGGAAGAAATTTAACAACATAGCCTCCTACGATGGTGACTAGGTCACCTTGAAAAATTGCGCCAGCTTGGTTGTCCTCGATCTCGTAGCCATACTGCTTCTGGGCACCAGTAGCAGAAAGGTTACCGATCGGACGAAAACCAAAGGCTTTATCGATGTTTGCCATTTGATGATTCCTTTAAGAAAAAGATTATTCGGCAGCCTTCGGGCCGCCGAAGCTGACTCGAGATTGCCGTGTGGGGCGTTGAATCTTCATTGAACTGTGAGCATTGCTCTTCATCAACTCATTATCAGCCGCCTGCATTTGATCATTCGCACGCTGGTGGTAATACGCATTACGCTCCTGAACGTTCTCTTCGGGAATACGTGCTAAGAGAAGACCTCCCACGCTGATAACACCAGCATGTCGGCCATCCTCAACAGATGGAACAGGGAAGTCAGGATATTCATCCGCACGAACAAGCTCATAACCCTCGCGGATTTTTCCAGCCACATTCGTACGGTCTTCCTGACCAGCAATTTCTGCTCGAATCCATCTGTGCCGTGTTCCCTCCAGAGGAGGTGGGGCATCTAGTCGAGAAGGAGGAGCCCAGGGCTTGCGGCGTGTTTCGCTTTCGCGAGTTGTAGCGCTACGCGCTTCACGATTTAAAGTGGGTACAAGGTTGTCTGTCATCTCTTACTCCTTAACGTACTTGGCGTATTCCTCAAGAGGAACGCCCAATTTTTTGGCCATCGCAACTTGACTCGGTGAGAGCCTCACAGTGCGGCGTGCTGAACTATTCACTCCCGATGAACGGGTTGCAGGAGCCACCGATTGCACGTTTCTGGTGGTACTGTTGTTTTGCGCTTGAGGAGAAAATTTCCGTGGATAAGTGCTTCTCATGCGTTTATCGAGCTCATCATAGTACTCATCTGACGATCCGTCAAATCCCTCGTTGATAACGAGTTGCTTGTGGATGCCCCAGGCGGTATTGGTCATGACCGTGTCCTGGCCATACCATGAGTTCTTCTCCATCCAGTCTTCCAGCTTCGGGTCTATCTGAGCGGGTTGCTGGTATTGAGGCTGCTGTTGCTGATACTGGGGCTGCGCTTGCTGGACAGGTTGATTCTGTTGCTGCTTTACGTAAACTTCGCGGCGCTGATTCTCTTCGGCCACCTGGCGCTGCTCGTAAATCAAGTCGGTCATGCGCTGATTGGCTTCGGTCTCAGTGTCGATGTCGCCCTCTTCGCGCGCTTTGCGAATGATTTGCTTCAAAGCCACAACCTGGGTCTCAATGCGGCCCTTGGCTTCGTGCAAACGTTCCTCGTCCGTGTGGAACATCCGTTGTTGCATCTGCTGCGCTTGCGCTTGCACGCCCTTGGCGTACGCAATAGCAGCCTCTTCCCGGCGTTGTGTCTCGCGCAGGCGAGCGGTCAGCTTGTCGATGCGCTTTTTAACGCTCTCGCTGTACTGGTTGAGCTCACTGTCAGGCTTGTCAGCGTCGCCGTTGTTTGTTTCAACATTGGGGGCCTGATCCTGCTCCTGTACTTTGGGTGACTGGCCATCTTCGCCCATGTCAATGTCTACAGGCTCTTCGCCTTCACCCAACTTAAATTCCAACTCTTGTTGCTCATTCATGATAGCTCCTTACATGTGCAGAATATCTTCAGGGCTGTTTACAACCCCAATGATTTCGTCGTCGTTGAGAATTCGGATTTCTCCACCATCAATTTGGATGCGAGAGCCTGCGTATCGACCGAAAATAATCCAGTCACCTTCCTTGCACCAGGCTCCGTGCGGGAACTTTGACTGGTCCGCATAGGCCAAGGCTCCCGTCTTCAAGACGTAGCCGCAGTTGGTTGCAAGTTGGGATTTCTTCTGGGTTTCTTCAGACAAGACGATGCCGCCTTTGGTCTTTTCCGCGCCACGATAAGGCAAGATGGCGATGCGCCAGCCTGTGGGGGTAGGGATACGGT